GCAGGGCGTCTACTTGGTTCAGCAGCGTGGTTGTTTTTCCCGTACCCGGAGGACCAAAATATCTAAACATCTTTCACTTTCAGAAACACATCTATTTCGTAGCCAAGAGCATCCAGTATCTGCTCTATCTTGTAGATAGATAGCTGCCGTGCTGCGCCCACGTTCTCATACTCAGCTATCGTGCGCTGCGGCATCTTGCTTTTGTACGCGAGTTCTTTTTGCGTCAGCTTCTTTTCTTGTCTCAGTTCCCGGAGAAGCTTGCTCCAGTTGGTATTTTCGTAGGTCAAAAGGGAATGTCCTCCTCGTCATCAAAGCGAGACTCAAAAGCCTCTTCTATCTTCGCAAAGGCCGGTATCGACCAACACCGGACGGTGCGCCCCTTGATTCGGAACTGCTCGGATCTGCCGTCAATATCTCTAAGGCGCTGCGCTATCTTGTTGGATCGATACTCGAAGAACTTGTTGCGTTTAAGAAACGCCTCAAAGTCCTTGAGCCTAAAATATGTTCTGCCTTCTTCTTCGTCGGTCCATGGGCGGCGAAGCAGGATCTCTTCTTTGTCCATCGCGGACTGCATGTGCGTGGAGAACTCTTCTAGCATGTCGTAGAACTGACCGCGAAGGCTGGTGTCCTCGGAGGTGGATATCACCGCACCTTCTGTATCGACCATCTGACCCAGAAGGCTGTTCATCTGGGCTTCCCAAGCTTGGCGGGTAATAGTCCGGGGCATGAAGTTTATCTGCTCCATGCACAGTATCTGAAAGCGCGGCTGCTTCTGTAGGCCCTCGGTGTCCAGTTCAACCGGACTGCCGTTAACGTCGAGGAACCACAGCGGCGGCTCACTGTCATACTTACGAAGGTTGGCTACGGTCGGCGTGTTTGCTCCACCGCCCACGCCGTGCTTTCGGCTGCGGCACAGGTCCTTGTTGCAGAAATTGCAGATAGGCTGGTCCGCGCACTTGTACTGGTAATCTTTCTTTTTTATCTGGTCCGCGACAATGTTGACCTCTTTTAGGTCTAGCGCGGGCTCCATGATGTTCTGATTGTATTCGAGGATCTTGGTTTCCCACTCGTCGGGGTAAGCCTTCCTCAGATATACTCCCAGGTTGAATAGTCCGTTGTTTCGTGTGCCTTCCGGGAAACCCTGACGCAGCAAAGCTTGCAGGCAGGGAGGTCCGTCCTTCAGCTTGTTGTCAACGTCGGGAACCGACTTGGCTAGGAGGTCATCCAGAGCCTTCTCGTTAATCGCGGACTTCTCCGCTAGGTCGAGAAACTGCTCCAGTGTCGCGGCGCTGCCATCCTTGTTGAAGGCATAGCGCAGCCCTCCTTCGTGATCGAAGTACGGCAGGTTTAGGAAGTTTCCGTTGTCGCCGCGCTCTAGAACCAGCTTGATCTGTTTTGGAAAGATCTCGCATCCGCCAAAGCCTATCTCGGCGGCAACCTCTTTTAGCTTTATCTGTAGCTTCTCGGCCTCTACCAGTTCAGACATAAAAAGATAAAGGTGAGCGCCCCCGGACTTGCTGCGGCATACGACCAGAGGTATTTCCAGTTCGTCTAGTTTGTTCAATATCGCGGCATGGTCCAACGGATACTGGTCAATATCTATGGCACCCCACAGGCACAGGTTGTCCTCGTTGATAGGGACAACGCCTATGCTGGTCTCGCCTTTAAGGTGTGATTCGTATGTAACGCTGGTCCGTGGTTCGTGGACAAATTTGTATTTGCCCTTTTGCTTTCCACGAGCGTCCTTCGTAGTCAGATCCAGAGCCCCGTAGGCTCGGTTCAGACCACGGAATAACCGCGCAAATCTTTCTATTTCTTTTTTCATTATGGAAAACCGGGGGAAGGTTTCCCTCCCCCCGTATGTCCTAGAACGGGATGTCTTCGTCAGAGGTTTCTTTTTCTTCCTCTCTGACGTGCTTGACGTTTACCTGACCCGCTTGGATCGATTCGGCAAACAGCTTTGCCTCTGCGTAGACGTTGGGGTCTTTAACCACGTCGTCCTTGCTGATCTGCCAGCCGTGCCAAGAACCGTTCTTGTTCTCCTCGGAGACCGTCTCCATCTTCCAGATGTGCGAAAAGCGAGGGGGCGTAAACAGGTTGCCCTTGCTATCCTTCATCTTTAACGACCTCATAGCCGAGTTCCACTGCTTCGACTTCTTGAACTGCGTGGACTTCATAGGCAGAAGTGCCTGTTGCGTCACGCCGTCTTCGTCAATAACGAGAACGTAATGCTGCGCGGTGCGTTCAAGATAGCGACCGCTGCCGCCGACAACGTAGTCCTTATTGTCGTCTCCCCTTTCGGTTTGGGGTATCTCGTCCCCCGCGCCGTAGATGGCATGAGGTGCTCCCGTTCCGGTGCCCCTGGGCTCCCATTCGATATACTGGAGATTGTACGCGCAGTTGATTACGCGAACGCCATCCTTACCCTTGACGATGTCTTTCGTCACGGTGTTGTAAATGTCACCGGCCTTGGCGTTATCCAGATCGTCCAGTTCGTCGGACATCTTTTGCAGCACCTTGATGAAAGGTATTGCGAGGTCTTCCGATCCGAGATCGTTGACCCCAACGCCTGCGTCAGCCGCAAACATGCTCTCGTCCATAACCGCCACGGCGGCGGACTTCTTTTTGGCTACTGCTGTTGCCATTGCTACTTGCTCCCTTTGATAGTTCGCCCCAGAACAAGGTCGTTTGGCGAAACATCGCCATCGGATACCTCATATATATCCAGCATCACAGAGGGCCGTGGGATGCGCTGACCGCTTAGATATCGAGATACTGCTGTCTGGCAAATCCCGAGATGTCGGGCTAGCTGTCCTTGGGTGGTGGCCGTCAAAGCCATCCATTCTTCTAAAGGCATGTTACTTGCTCCTTTTGATGGTTGCTCGTTGTGAGATAAAAGCCCCGAATAGATCAAGCGGGACGGGGTCCCCCGCTTCTACCCGCTCCCGAAGCCACGCCTTCAAGGTCATAGGTTCGACCTTTTCCAACTGGCTGGGAACGAATCCTTGTGTGCCACAAAGGTCTACAAATTCCTTTGCAGTGTCGTCTTCGCCGCGACCAAAAGTGACGGTCACGTTGTTCTTTACGAGGTCGCCAAAGTCATGGTCACGCAACCACTGGAATGCTTCGTCCTTGCGGTCGCGGGGGATACTGGCGGCGTAAATAGGTTTGACGGCAATCTCTGATCCGTCGGTCAAGGTAAACTTCTGTAGACCCATGACCTCCAAGGCTTCCGGCAGATGCTCGTCCGTTATCTTGTGGAGAGCGGCCTTGGTCTCTTTCATCAGCTTCTCGGCGTCCGCCAGCTTTTGCTCTAGCGCGGCTGCTTCATTTGCCAGACGCGAAACAGCGTCGAGCTTACCTTCTTCTAGCTGATCTATTTTGTCGGAGGTTGCTCCAGAGTCTGAAGCCATTTCGGAGAGTAAGTCATTCATGTTCTTTGCTCCTGCATAATGAATCGGCGGTTGACTATACCGTCAGAAACCCTTATATGGGTATTTACAGGTTGATGCAAGAGAAATCTTAATGCCCCGATTCGATTTTAAGACCGAACCTTACGAGCACCAGCGCGAAGCCTTTAACGGCAGCGCGGATCAGGAGAACTTCGCACTTCTGATGGACATGGGTACTGGCAAAACAAAAGTTTGCATAGACACCATCGCGCATAACTTTGAAGGAAAGAATGTTGACTTCGCGGTCATCGTAGCACCCAAGGGTGTTATCGCCAACTGGATAGGAGAGATAGATACGCATCTTCCCGAACGCATAGACCGGGAGGTCGTTCTATGGAAGCCCAATCTGACAAAAACAAAGCGCGAGGAACTGAAGACCCTTGCAGAGCCTAGCTCTAAGCTGAAGTTTTTGCTGATGAACATAGAGGCGTTTAGTACAAAGAAGGGTGTCGATGTCGCGGACTTCTTCGTTAAGAAGTTTAAGGTCTTCATGGCAGTGGACGAATCAACCACTATCAAGAACCGGCAGGCCAAGCGGACCAAGTCTATAT